CTACTTGGTACGGCTTTGTTGCCGGACTCGCTCTAGCGTAGAGGATTTAAAATGCCAAGTAATAAGAAATTACTACAAGCAGCGGCAGGTAATGCAGGTGAGTCTCTGTACGTTGAGGATGTCTTTTCGACTTATTTGTATACTGGTACTGGTTCTGCACAGACCATAACCAATGGCATTGACCTTGATGGCGAAGGTGGTTTGGTTTGGTTAAAAAACAGAAGTACTACTCAATCACATGGGCTTTTTGATACAGAAAGAACAAATGGTGCTAGTTACTTTTTATCAAGCGATTTAACTGGCGCAGAATATTTAGATAATGGCGCATCAATGACGTTTAACTCTGACGGATTTGCGTTGGGTTCAGCGACATACTTTGGGGGTTCTGGTTCTGGTAATGCCCAAGACTACGCCTCATGGTCATTCCGCAAGGCTGAGAAGTTCTTTGATGTTGTGACTTGGACGGGTGATGGTGTTGCAGGAAGAGAAATAGCGCATAATCTTGGAAGCGTGCCTGCTGTAATTATAACCAAAAGGTATGATGCGTCCGGTGCTTGGTGGACTGTGTACCACAAAAACTCGCCAAACAGTGTTGGTTGGTTAAACGAAACTAATGCTTTTGATGGAAATGATATGCAGTATTACTACGGTAATGGAAGCTCTGCCGTTACTCCTACTAGCTCAGTATTTACTGTTTCCGATAGTGCTAATGTAAATGGCTCTAGCGCAACCTACGTCGCCTACCTATTCGCCTCAGACGCAGGAGGCTTTGGAGACGATGACGAGAATATTATTAAGTGTGGGAGTTATACTGGGACAGGCTCGGCAGGCTTAGAAGTTGACCTTGGTTTTGAGCCTCAGTGGGTATTAGTAAAATCAACCACAAGCTCATCAAGTAATTGGTTATTGATGGATGTAATGCGTGGAATGCACAACACAGGAGGTGCGGCACTTTTTCCAAACCAAAGTTACGCAGAAAGCAATTTATCAGCTTACACATCAGGATATATTGTTCCAACATCAACTGGTTTTGTTATTAATGCAGTAAACAATGTGAATGTAAATCAAAACAGTGGAAACTACATCTACATAGCCATACGCCGCCCAATGAAGACTCCTGAGTCTGGGACTGAGGTTTTTGCTCCTGTTAATAGGACTGCTACAGCACCTACTTATAATACTGGTTTTGTTACTGATATGCAGATTATGACTCTGCTTAATGGTTTCCAAAACCAACTTACAGATAGGTTAAGAGGACAGAAAAAACTTTTAACCAATGCAACTGATGCAGAATCAGCAATAGGAACAGAGGCTACCTATGACTGGATGACAGGAGTAGGCGATCAAGATAGCGCAAGCTCAAATAACATTGCTTGGAACTTCAAACGCGCCACAGGCTTTTTTGATGTGGTGGCTTATACTGGTAATGGAAGCGGTTCTGGACAAGTCATAAATCATAATCTTGGTGTAACTCCAGAAATAATTATCATTAAAGGTCGTAGCAACTCTGGACGACAATGGCATACTTATGTGGCTTCTCAAGGCCAAGATAAAGCGTTGTTTATAGAATCTAACGGCGCTGAACAGGCCAATACTGCTTTGGTCGGAGGAACAATAAATTCAACACAATATGAATTAAAAGTAGATTTTGGCAACGTAAATGGAAACGGAGAAACGTACATATCCTACCTCTTCGCCACACTAGCAGGAGTAAGTAAAGTAGGAAGCTATACGGGCACAGGCTCTGACTTAAACGTAGACTGTGGCTTTAGCGCAGGTGCTAGATTTATCCTTATCAAGCGTTCTGACTCAACTGGCGACTGGTACTTTTGGGACAGCGCGAGAGGTATTACAGCAGGTAACGATCCGTACTTGCTCTTAAACACCACAGCCGCAGAAGTTACAAACACTGACTACATTGACCCACTTTCTAGTGGATTCACAGTAACATCAACTGCTCCTGCCGGTCTTAACGCCAGTGGCGGCTCTTACATATTTTTAGCAATAGCATAAGGAAAGTATTATGGAATATCGTATTCAATCAACTGGCGAAGTCAAAACTCAAGGCGAAGTCAGGAGAATGCACAGCAACACATCACTGCCTAAAGTGTGGGACGCAGACACTTGCGAGTTTTTAGGCATAGACCCTGTACTCGCAGCACCCAAGCCCGAAGCAAGCGCAGCCTACAAGCAAGTAGGTCGCAACGGCGCAGTACAGGACGCTAACGGTAACTGGGTAGAGGCTTACATAGAAACAGATATGTTTGCAGACACTACAGAAGACGGCGTAACAACTACTAAAGCAGAGCATGAAGCAGCCTACCAAGCACAGCTTGATGCAACTGCGGCGGCAAGTGTTAGAACTACTAGAAATACCAAACTAGCCGAGACGGATTGGATGGGTATGTCTGACGTTACTATGTCTACCGAGATGGCTACTTACAGACAAGCTCTTAGGGACATTACGGCACATGAAAACTTTCCAAGCTTAGAAGACTCTGACTGGCCGGTAGAGCCATAGGGCAAGAGTATGACAAGTGATTCATGTGTTTGTCTTGGTTCTGATTATAGGAGGTGATCAAGCGTCTGAAACTTGTGATCAGGCGATGTGCTTTTACGACTTAAATCGCTGTAATTATTTTGCAAACAGACTGCAAAGACGTACAACACCTAGCACATCTAGTCCGATTTCAGCTTACTGTAAGCCGCTTTTAGTAGACCCAAAGCAAGATGGGATAAGGATTTACTGATGGCAGCAGAGATAGTAGCAGCAGTACAGATGTGCGCCTCTGCTTACCGCTTCATGAAGACAGCGGTCAATGAAGGCCGCGAATTAGGCGATATGACCAGAGCTTTGAGTAAGTTCTGGGATGCGCGGGAAGAGGTCAGTGTACTAGAACAAAAGGCCACTAACCCGAGCAAAATAGAAAAACTGTTTGGTGGTAAGTCTATTGAGAGTCAGGCTCTTGAGATAACACTACAAAAGAAAAAGGCTCAAGAACTGGAGAAAGAACTAAAAGATTTATTTTACTGGACGGGCAACGCAAATCTTTGGCACGACATGCTTCGTGAAAGAACAAAGATACGAAATAGGCGTATCGCCCAAGCTAAAGAAAAAGCAGAAACTAGAGCTGCGATTATTGATATTGTGGCGATTGTACTCACTTTTTCAGCTCTTTTTGTTTCAGCGATGCTGATTATTAGTGTGGTAATAAAATGATTGAATTTCAAACAGGGTTTAACATCTTTCTGGCAATCGTAAGTTTCGGCGGTGGGTGGCTAGTCAACCGCGTTTTTGTTCTTCTTGACCGCATCGATGCCGACATGAAGCAGATACCGGAAAAATACGTGGCTAAAGACGATTACCGTGAAGACATCCGCGAAATCAAAGAAATGCTTGGCGCGATATTTAAGCGTTTAGAAGGCAAGGCTGACAAATGAAACTCGACCCCGTTTTGTTAAATATGGCTGTAAGTTGGGCAATGAATGCCTACAAAGAAAAGAATAAAGACGCCATCAAAATTGAAAGTAAATGGACATCGACTACTGTATATGTAGCAAAACGAAAGTCCATAGACATCATAGCTTTCAGAGGCACACAGCAGGGGCGGGATTGGCTGACGGATGCGCTCGTAGTCCCCGTGCCATACGCGGGCAGACTATGCCACGGTGGGTTTGTTGCGGCTCACGCTTCTGTTTGGAAAGAAGTTGAAAAACACATAGACCCCAAAAAACGCACCCTAATCTGCGGGCATAGTTTAGGTGGGGCCTTGGCAGAACTGTCGGCAGCTAAGTTAAACGGTAAGCACGACAACATAAATTTAGTTACCTTTGGAAAGCCTAATACCTTCTTTAAGGGCTTCAAAAAGCCAATGACTCTTGATACTCAAATTTCTTGTGTTAACGGCAGCGATGCTGTGGCTAGGATTCCCCGTCTTTGTTACGGCCCTAGCAAGTCTCAAGATATGCTGTACTTCTCAAATGGCGGCGTGGACTATATCAACCCCTCTTCATACCTTCGCAAGAAGGATCGGGGTATAAAAGACCGCATCTCAGACCACTTTATGGAAGGTTACAAAGAACGACTAACCCAATTCTTAGAGGACCAGAAAAATGGCAAAACTGGCGTTAATATTTAGTGTAGCCCTGCTTATGGTTTCCTGCACTACGGTAGAGCAAGTCAAAGCAAACAAAGAAGTTTATTGCTCCGGTCTATATAAAGGCATGCGAGCCGTAGGACGAGGCGCACTGTCTGCTACTACGGGCGTAGTCGTACCGGATGTTTGTGACACAATTGACGCTATTGTCGAAAAAGAAAACTCTGACGCATGATTAAAATTGGTAAGCTACTTAAGTCCCTAGCACCCACTGTTGCTGAAGCTGCGGGCGGCCCCCTCGCCGGAATGGCGGTCAAAATGGTGGCGTCCAAGATGGGTGTGCCGGAAGCAAGTGCCGAGAAAATAGAAGAAATTTTAGAGACACAGCCTGAAAAAGCTGTATTGGTAAGAGAAGCGGATCAAGACTTCAAGACCAAAATTAGAGAGATGGAAATCGATTTAGAGTCTTTTAAGACCGAAGTTGACGACAGGAAGGACGCACGAAAAACCTTTGGCGATGATCCTGTTCCAAAGATATTTGCTATGGTTGCGCTAATCGGTTTTCTCGGATACGTCTTCATGGTCACAATACAGCCGCCTGATGCTAACGATGACGGAGTAGTTAACCTAATCCTAGGTTATTTAGGTGGACTTGTTTCAGGCATATCTGCTTATTTCTTCGGCGGCAGCAATGGAAAAAAATAAAATGAAAAAGCTTCTTGAGATGTTAAAGCGTCACGAGGGTGAAGTAGTCACCAACGGCAGGCATGTAGCTTACAAATGCCCTAGCGGTTACTGGTCGCTAGGAATTGGACGCAATATTGATCCTAATGGTGGGATAGGATTGTCGCAAGAAGAAGTTGACATGCTACTAGAAAACGACATTGCCAGAGTAATCAAAGAGTTGGCCTCAGAATATCCGTGGTTCAACGATCTTGATGATGTCCGAAAAGATGCTATGATTGACATCAGTTTTAACCTCGGAGCTACGCGTTTGCGTGGTTTTCGACGCGCATTGGCTGCGATGGAAGCAGCTAAATACAAAGAAGCC